AGTTGCAGTTTTAGTAAAAGGTGTTGTTGCAGGAATACCAACTGCTATATTACTTGCAAAAGTTCCTGTTGGTGATAATTCTTCTACTGGAGCTGCAGTTTGGCTTGTAGCCTTTTCATAACCACCTAATATTTTAATTGCAACTGCTTGACTTACATTTGTAGAAAAAGGTTTAGCAACTACATTAATACCTAAACTATGAATACTAGCAGTTGTAAGGTTTTGGTCATATTGTGTTGTTTCTAAATAAGTTTTAACTATTTTGTGAACATCAACTATACCTACCCCTGCTTGATTTTTATGTATTTTTAATTTAGCTATAGTTGCTAAAGCTCCTGTATTTGTTTGACTTATTTGTACTTGTACTATATATCTAAACTTTGCTGCACCTGTTATAGCTCCGTCACTTTCTTTAACTACATAAACCAAAGGGCTATTACAGGCTACAAATTTATTTGGTTGTTGTTCTATACTATACGCCATTATATTTTACTTAAATTTATTTCTATTTTTGGTTGTTCTTCTATTGTTATTGAGTTGTCTATGTCCTCTGCCATAGCCACAGTTAAATCTTGTTTTAAATCATCTATCATATCTTCATAAGGCTTTGTTATAAATCTAGTTCTTTCTAAACCTCTCTGCTTAATGCTTCTAGCAATTAAAAACCCTAAACTTTTATCTGTTATAAATCTACCTTTTTTATCTCTACCCTTTAAACCTTTTAATTTTATCCATGGTAGTATTGCTCTTAATGGTGGTTGTTTTCTACCAAATTTAAACTTACTTCCCTGACCTCTTTTTCTACCACTACCTTTAAAACCTCCTGCACCCTCAACACCCTGATCTACAAACACCCAATAATCTTCTGCACTTCCAAAGTCCATTACAAACTTTACACCTGTAGGAGTTTTTTCTATATTGTAACTCATTTCATTAAATAGAGTTCCCTTAGCTCTCTTATCTTTCTTGTTTAGATTTGCTCTAGCTTTTTGTATTAGCTTACTACCAAAACTACTTAATACTCCCTCTAATGCTTTTGTTTCAAATTCCATTATGTATTTCTATCTTCGTCACTAGGTTCTATTGGTGCATCACATAGTGAATTAGGGTTATTAACTTGCATTGTAAAATTAGCAGACCAACCTGTAAGCATATTAGAAAATCTTACCGTAAAAGGCTCTGCATTAATAGGTAGATTTAAAACTACTTCACCAGGAACATAACTAAATTTTTTACCAGGATCATTAGCAGTTTGCACCGCTAGATTCTGTCTAAACTCTGCTATAATGTCTTGCATTATTTGTAACATTTCAGACCATACTTCCTCTCTATTACTTAAATCTTCTTTTATTTTGTTCATAGTAAATACAGTAAAAGTGTAAGTTAATACGCCTTTATCTATATTAGTGTTACCTGGCTCTACATATAATATAGGAAAATCTGATTGGTCTAATTTGTTTATATCTACTTCATCTAGCATACCACTATGAAAAGAATTAATCAAAAAATGATTAGTAGCTATTGTGTTAAAATCGTCTATTATGTTTTTATAAGTTATCATTTAAATTTATTATAATTATTTCTTTCTACATTACCTTTATCTTGTTGGTAACTTAAATAAGTAAGCACTAAAGCTATTTCTGTTTTGGTTACTTTATCTACGTTTAGTATATTGTCATTAGCTAAACTAAATATTATATTATACCAACCCCACTTTCCTGCTAGTGTTTTATCTTCTTGTTCTTCACTACCTCCCTCGAATAATTGTTTAAATCTTCCAATAAATTTCTCCCTAAACGAAAAAAAAAATCTATCGCAGATAGTGTTGTACTCATTGGTAAATCTTTAAACTTATCTATTTCAAGCTCATCAGGATCATAAGGTTTTACACTATAATACTTACCTACCTCTCTATCTACTTCTCTATACAACACACTCATTATTCTGTGTAAGTTTATATTTATATCTTTTCCGTATTCCTCTATATCAACAAATTCACCTGTTGTTATCTTGCTTAAATTAGGTATAAAGCCATATTGTTTACCTTTAAACTTTATTCTTTTCTTTAACTCTCTTTCATTTTTGCTATTTACAAATTTGTTTATTTTATCTACTAATACTTTCTTGTCTTTAAGTTTTACCTTTTTAATAAGGTCTTTATCCACTTTACAAAACATAGCAATAATCTCATCATCTTTTGTTTTTCTTCTTGTCTTTGCTAATTGTAAATATCTTTGATACTCTGCAATAGTAATATCTTTCCAATCAGTAGGTACTATAACCTGTATTTGCTCTCTAGCCATTTGTTATAAATATAAAATTGTTGTTTTTGTTCATAATATGTAATACTTACCACTATAATTAGTAGTTAGCTTATTTAAAGCTACATATCTAATAGCGTCTATTAAGTGATCTAGTTGATTTGTAGCAGGTTTATTTATTACTTGACCATTCTTGTCTACAAGCCATTTATAGTACTTAAATTCATTAATAGCATTTGTACTATTCTTTGTTATATGTATTTTAAATCTTCTTAATACATCAATACCCATATTAATACTGTCTGCTCCTTTCTTTGCAGGTTTTACATTAAATCCTAATCTATGTATTTCTTCTATTGATTTAGGTTCTGCACTATCTGCTATAATCTCTGTCTGTCTTGTTATACCTAATTCCCTTAACTTGTTTGCTATG